CTTGCCAGACGTGGGAACATGTCCGGCAGATTGCCTCTCCATCTTCATCGAACTGATCCAACGTGCTGCCGCATGTTGGACAATATGCGAACATATACTTGGAACTGTATAGCATAAACCCTCCAATGTGTTGTAGGTTGGATACGCAGGGGATACCAGTATGCACATGGTATCCCCTGCGGCTATTTCTAGCTATCTCTTGTAATATTTTTCAATCGCTTTGTTCATGGTATCTGACAAGTGGCCATCTTGGTACAGCACGGCGAGTGTAACCGGGCCATATCGGCGCGACATGTTATGTACCGTAGTACTCAATTCGTCGTCTTTTGATCTGGTACCATTTACAATTTCATAAATCATGTGCCTGATACCTTCGGCCATTTTACCTTGTGCTTTTTCACAGAACTTCTGATATTCGCTTTTCTTTTCTCGATTGTTTCCCTTTGCTTTTTCTGCCTTCTTGTGTGCTCGAATCATGGATTCGAGCGCAGCCTTGGGAGTGTGTCTGACCGTTTCTTCGGTCAGACCGGTTAGCTGCACAATGTCGTGCAGCTCAAAAACAATGCCGTCAATGTTCACTTTTACTTGTTGTTTGGTCGTAGTCATAACTCCCCCTTTTTTTGAACAGTGTGCGGTGCTTGCCGGTGCTACATGCACCGGCAAGCTTTCTTCAAGAACCAACCAAACGCTACCATCGCTACGATGAAGCCTAACGTTGTTGTCATGTTGCACCCCCTCTGCTAAACGTTTTTGCTTTTGCCTTCAGGGGGGACAGGGGTCCCCACCACACTCCTAAGCGGTATTTTGAAGTAGAAGCCATTGGAAAGTTAGCGGTATTTTGTACATGACAGTTAGCGGTATTTTGTACATGACATTGGAAAGTTATGGACTCCTGTTCTCTACTCTACTACTACCTCTACTACGGGGGAGGGACGGGCAGTAGTAAGCAGTAGTAATTGGACTTCCAACTGGGTGGACAACTCTTACCACTACTACTAGTGCGTACAAATTGACGGCCGTTCAATATCTCCATTACACTGGTGGAAACATAGGAGGTGCTATCCCAATATGGACGTACTACTACTACCACTACTAGGACACACTGAGGGCGGATGTTTTTTACACCACCGCCATAGCGAACAACCTTGTCCATTCTGTAGGGACCGTCCATTACCTGTGTGTTCACCCCACAGGGTTGTGGATTGTCCAACTCGAACTATTAAACATGACTACTACGTACAGGAGGAGGAAAGTACATGGACGCGCTAATCTTATTTTCAGTAGATCCCCTCGGTAGGCTCGTACGCAGGGTATTGTTCGTGGACGCTCAGGTCCAATCCTATTTGCAGGCAGCGAGCAATCAACTGGCTGTCCAATCCTATTTGCGGACGTTCCTGCCCGAGCACGAGGTGTTGATGGAAGTGCAGGCGGTGGACGAACTGTTGGATACCACCACCGCTGCCGCCGACGACGACGAGGACGAGGAGGACGGCCAAGGAGGTAGTTGGTGATGACCGCATGGGGACAAGGAATTCCAACTGGGGTACAGAACAAGCTTGGAGACGGACGGTTGGAGAAAGGACGGTGGGGACAGCAAGGATTTTATCTCCTCGCCTGGGACTTTGCGGATTTGTGTACCGGCCAGGAGTGTCCGCTTGCGGACATCTGTGAATACCGTGGACGACGAATCGGTGGAAAGGACAATCCGAAGTGCAAGATGCAGCAACGGTATCTGAAGAATGTGATGTCCGCAGTGGTGTCCAAGCTCCATCGGAAGAACGAAGTGACCGAGGAGGGGGTGATCAAACTCGGATACCACATGCTGCCGCTGTACGCGCAGTTGTTTAAGTTCAAATGCTATGAGTACCGTGGAGGACATGATCTGGTGTATACTTCGGACAAGGGCACGCCCAAAGTCCATCCCGTGTACAAGGAAATACGGGAGATCATCAAGACGATCACGGGTGTGTGGAAGGAGATCGGGGGTGCGGATACACAGGGATTGGACCCGTCCCAAGTGGGGTCCCGGTCGTTCACCGAGGCGTTGTACGGACAGACGGAAGGCGTGTCCAATCAGGGTGGTGGTGAACAGTCTGGTGGTGACAGCAGCGAGGAGGGTACGGGCATAGATTTCGACGCCTACTCGGAGGTGCCAAATACTCGTCCACGTAGGCGGAAACAAAGTGGACGGTCCAAGCGTAGGAAAAAGAGGACGACCAAGAAGAAGGAGAAGTCGCCCGTGCCTGCGTACACGAATAGGAAACGTAGGACGACCGAGGAGGATGAAGATGATGACTCATCCTAAACTTGCTGCTGCCACCAACGGCCTCCGGCGTGAACGCTCACTGGATTATCTGTGCGAGGAGATGCTCCAGACGTTGGAAGCAAACTATGTCCAGGGTTATTTGGACGGACGGGACGATGATGCACGCCGTCATCTCCAAGAATTAATGGACCAGTGGTGGGAACGCCTCCAGTCCATAAGGAGTAGGCAATGAAAGTGGATCTTAAAATTGGAAGTCTCGTGTACAAGATTGACCACCGGCGGTTTGCACACGTGGATTTGCGATCCATAGAACTCTACGCCGTGGTCTTTGGACGAGCGCATAGGATAACGAGCTTGAACAGATCGGTGTTCACCATGCGTGTTGGAGACAAAAGCATGCAGTACAGCGTGGGGAACATCGAGTATTTTATATACGGTAGGAGTCCGCGAAATCCAATGTTCACGGACGCTCCGAACATGTACGCACAGGCGTCGGTCGAAGCCAACGAGGTCCTAAATGGAATTCATCCACAGTGAGTTAATTCAGATTGCGGAGCGGTGGCTGCTGAATACACGGGGATGTGGATTTGTCCTCAAGGAGCTACCGACCGCGTACTCGAAGGAGATTCCAGATGTCATTGGATTCCGCAACGGACACTCCATCCTCATAGAGTGTAAAGCCACTCGCTCCGATTTCCTCTCCGACAAGCGCAAGTCTTTCCGCAAATATCCACAGCTTGGTATGGGCCTGATCAGACTGTATATGGCTCCAACGGGAGTTATTAGTCCAGACGATCTTCCAAGCAAGTGGGGACTGATCGAGGTGAATGAACGGGGTAAGGCGATGAAGAAAAGGGGGCCGCGTGGAAATGCGTGGACTCGACAAACGCGTTGGATGTTTTCTGCTCGCAATACACGTGCGGAGTACGCGCTACTCATTTCCGCACTCCGGCGTGTACACCTGCGTGGGGATTTGGACAAGATATACGATCCGTCAACAATAAGGAGGTAGGACCATGTCATTCAGTGATGCAGCATTCGGTACGTCCAAGCGTACGAACGATCCGGGTAGGACAGGAGTAGGACCGTTGGGACAAGATGATCTGGATGCGTCGGACGCGATCATGAAGAAAGTGTTGGAAAGCAGGCGGGAGCAATTTCGGCAAACACAGTATTCAAAGCTTTGGAACATGCTGTGCAGGGCGTACGAACAGGCCAGTGAGGGAAAGGGTCGGGAACGGCATGCCAGTGACGATCCGTTCGAACAGCAGGAAATTTGTGAGGGTATCCGCAAGTGTGGAACCGGCGCAGCCACCTTCCAAGTTAGGAAAAAGATCCTGGAGGCTGCGCGGCTGATGGAAAAGGGAGAATACGAACAGGCACTGACTGACATACTGGGAGCGATTGTCTACGCCAGTGCTTTTGGGATAGTTGTGGACGAGAAATTGAATGCCGTGGAAAAAGATGAAACCGGATAGGAGATGAGCGCGTATGTTTGTACCGGACAGGAAGATGGTGAAGTGGTTTGTCCGCAGGGTGATCTGCGAACTTGGTTTCCACAACTGGGAGTGGACGGAAAAGCAATGCCGTGATGAATCTCACTTTGGAACTACTATATCCCAGCGGACGCCACCGGCGGCTGCCGAGTGCAAATACTGCGGACGGAGATACGGGAGATGGATATGAGGAGAGGGAGATGGATATGAGGAGAGAAAGAAGCTTTTTCGGAGTCAAACAGATTTGGCCCATATTTTTGTGGACTAAGTGTGAGAACTGCGGGATGGAGTTCAAAAACGAATTTGGACTTAAAATCTACGAGAAACAATGTCCAGGAGGGGCTATCTATCTTTGTGCTTCCTGCTCTGTACAAATAGGTGATTTGGACGAGGTAATTTGTGAGGGGGCAGCAGGAGGTTTGGTGTTGCACAAACCCATAGATACGAACAAACCACCCAACCGGGATCGGGAGGAAAATTATGAGTGACCATGAATGTGTCTGGGATTTGAAGGTCGCGTACACTGAGCGCGATACTGGTCATATTTGTGAGGTCTATGAATGTGCGGAATGTGATCGTGCATTCACCTTGTACAAACGACAATCACAATATCCACAGGAGATAGGAGTCGATGGCTAAAGTAGAGCAGATGGACCCACGACGCCTACCTGAGTATCAGAAGGGTGCTGAAGGATGCATTGCGTTCATCGAAGAGAACGTAAAGTTCCAGGTACCCAGTAGGAATTCACCGGTTCCTCGGTGGATGTATCCTACCGAGTTACCGGACGAGCCAGATCCTATTACGGGCAAAAGCTTTCACAAAATGTGGGAGGAGCAGAAAAAGGAGTTGCGCGAGGCTCTGAAGATGCGGAATGGCAAATTTGTCTACCGCGTTATTGTTTTCTGCTGGCCACGCGGAGAGGGCAAGTCTCTCATGGTCGTTCTCATACAGCTTTGGAAATTTTTCTGCTTTCCCCAGCAACTGATCGTCTTCGGCGCTCTGTCCAAAGACCAGACCAAGTTTGTCCACTATGACATTACGCAGTCAATCATCTTGAATAGTCCAAAGCTGTTGAACGTCATAGGAAAGCGGAATGTCCAACAAGGTAAGTTGTTCCTAAAGGGCAAACAGGGGGACGTAATCTCGTCCGTCCAGCCCATTTCGTCCTACAGTGGCATTGTCTCGAACATTACGGGCTATACCTTCTCCGAGATTTTCGATCTGAAGGACGAAAAGTTCTTTGTCCAACTAGACGGTTCCATCCGAAATATCATCAATGCTCTGGGCACTATCGACTCCACGGTTTCGGCAAAGGGACATGTTCTACACCGTCTGTATCGTGGAGCTATGGATGGTTCGGACAGACTCACCTACTTTTCTCACCGCTCAGCTCCTAATGCCACTCCTGATGAGTATTGGCATCCGCACATGGACGAGGATCAGTTGAGATCCTATCAGTCCAAATTTCAGCCTGCGGACTTCGACCGATACTTCCGCAACGTATGGGGTCTGGATAGTGGAAAGCTATTTCCTCCCCCGGTTGTACAGTCGATATTCAATTATGCTTATATAAGCAACGACACGGGCAAGAGCAGGTTGGACGATGGCAGTGTGTTGGAAATCTGCAATGCAATACACTACGAGCAAGCCAAATTGGAGAAGAGTGACCGGCGTAGGAATCCTGGTGCCAAACGACAGAGGCGGCGGGTACGGCGCAAAAAGGTTGAATCCACTGCGGAGAAAATAGTGCGATTGGAGAATAAGTTGGTGCCGATGGACAATGTGTACACGTTGTACAAAGGTACGATCCCCAAGCTTGCTACTGTAGACGATCTCCACCGGCTTGGAAATCTCTTCGACACCAACTGGTCCATACACGCCGGAATCGACCGATCTGACCCGATGGCGAACAATCCAATGGCAAGGACAATCGTTACGGTCACGGCCAAAGGATTGACAGGTAGTAGGAGTTCTCGTAACATCATATTCAAAGATCCAAATGTTCCCGAGTACATTTACCTTCTCCTACACCTTGCACACGTTGAGGATGCAACACTGGAAGGAATCAAACGGGAGTTAAGCAGCGCGTATTTGGAATATGATGGATTGGATTCAGTCTGTTCAGAGCGCTGGGGTGCCTGGGACCTTGCGCCCTGGTGCGAAGAGTACGACATCCATTTCGAAGCAGTATTTCCCTCCTATGATCTCCAGAGGAAAGCTTTTACCGAGCTTTACCTAGCCGTCCGAAACGGCAGATTCAAAACCCCCACAGTGATCGTTCCCGGATCAAAGACATCGAACATACTCAGTGAGGAAATGGAGACTTTCGACTACAACCCGGACAAGAAGTGGTACGGAAGTCCCCAGAAGGATGAGCAGGGTGGAGTGCAGGACGACTCCATCTTTTCCCTCGGTTGGGGAATATACGGTGGCAGAGAATTTGGAATAGATGATTTCAGGGAAAGGCGTGGATCTACAAATTTCGGCGTGTTCGTGCCCGATGAAAGAAACTTAGCTAGATACGGATTCTAAAGGAGTTAGATTTAATGGGTATTAACATTACCAATCCGTGGATGATTCGTAAGAGTCATAAAGTAAAAAACTTCTTCCAAAAAATCTCGGCTGGAGTGTTTGGCACTAAAATCAAAAGAGTTTCTAGGTTTGGGATGAACGTAGCGGTTGGGACCGAGTGGGAAACTCTTTATAATGTAAGCAATGATCTTTATTATCCATCTAGTGGTCAGAAGCTCAAAATAAATTCCACAAGTTCTGAGGATGCTGTTGGTGGTAGTGGAGTGGAAAGAGTCATGGTCGTGGGCATTGATTCAAACTGGGATATATGCTCTTGAGAAGTTGAATTAAATGGCACAAGTTTTGTGGCCACAACCAAAGAGTTTTTTAGAGTATACGAAGCACGTGCGATTGAAGGTTCTAGCAGTACTAATTTGGGAGAAATTAGTATCTATGACAATTCGGAATCGAATGAACTTCTTCGAATCAACCAGGGCGAATCCGATGCTCATGCTGCTATTTATACCGTGCCGAGAGGATACACTTTTTACATAGTGCAATGGCATGGCTTTTCGTACATTCCAAACAACACTGGAAAATATACGGAAATGAGTCTGTGGCATGGCAGTGATAATGGAATTTGGAGGTTGCGGAGAGAAATTGAGATGATGGCTGGAGACTTCAATATACCTTTCCAACTTCCTATTCCAATTTATGAAATGAACGATATTCAGATGAAGGTTAAAGCCGAACAAGCCGGGGGTCGTGCTATCGGCGGTTTTGAGGGCTACATTGAGAAAAATTAAATAAGGAGAGCATGGCAATGGCAGAAGAACAGCAGAATGAAGGAGTACAATCGCTATCCATAGCGAATGAGGAAGTAGCAAGTGTTTTCCGCAATCTGCCTGATGAAGTCCTTCAACAATTCTCTTTTCCATTATTCAGTCCTACATCCTCTCCTGCACCCAGGACGGACGCGGACGGATTTCCTGAAATAAGTCAGGACAACCTGTCTCAGTTGAAAGATGCGCAGCAAGAGTGTTGGAGATTGGCTGAATCCAATCCTCAAATCTCGTCCCACATCAGAGACGTTATGGGCCGTATGGCTGGATGGGGGTTTGGCTTTAGCTCCGGCGTGCATGATGTGAACAAGGTCATAGAGGAGGTGATGGAAGATCCTCGCAACGACCTATACCAGGCATGGCCGAAGTTCTGTGCTCGATCCGAAATCGAGGGCGAGCTTTTTCTCATGCTTACTGTACATGATAATGGATTCATAGAAGTGGATTTTATTGCTCCATCGTCTGTTACCGGTGGTGGAGACAAGTCTTCCGGTATTATCTTTCATCCTACAAAGCAAAGTTTTCCAC